ATAATGCATAAACGAATAAACGAATAAACGAATAAACGAATAAACGAAAAAAATAAAAATGGTCTCATGACTTTTTTATTTTTTAAACATAACAAGGAATACTATCAATATCAATTATTTTGGTTTTTTTTTTCATATCTTTCTTTTTGACAATAAATTTTTCAAAATAAGGTTTTTGCAATACATTCATTGGAATATGTTTGCTTACTGTTCGCGGAATCATTTTATATAATTTAAAATCTGGATAACGTTCATCGCCGTTCTTTTTATAGAGTATATTACGCCCTTTATCATCTTTAATCCATTCTAACATAATTTGAGTTATTTTTGTTTTAGGTTCATCAACTAAATAATCATATAACGCACATCCTAAGCGACATAAATCAAAACTCATATTGGGTTCTAAAAGCGGTTTCTTATCATTAAAATAAGGTTCACAATTATATTGAGTGGCGGCGTCTCCTTCCGGATGATAACTATCACTGCATAATAATTTACCACGAAATTTATAAATAGCACGACCAAAATCTATTATTTTGAATATCTTACCGTGTGTTGGTACCTTATAGTAAACATGGTTTAATTTATAATATAAAAATGGTTTATCAGTTTTAATATACATAATATTATTTGTATGTAAATCATTGTGTGTTAATCCAAATGTATTTTGAAATGTAATAAGGCTGAATAAAATCTGAATTACTATACTATCCCATAATTCATTTGTAATAGTCCCATTCATCATAATATGGTCTAATGTATTTTCGCAATGTTCTAGAGCAATTACTTGAACCGGAAATTCTTTTATTTTTGCAATAATTTCTTCTTCATCATCTTCATCATCTTCACTACAATCAGTATAATCGCCATCACCATCGCCATCGCCATCGCCGCCATCACTATTTTCTTCATCGCCATCGCCATCACCATCATCACTATTTTCTTCATCGCCATCGCCATCGCCATCGCCATCGCCAGTTGTTGTATTTGATGAACGCGATGAACACGACCCATCATGAGTTGATTCAGATATTTTATTAGAATTTTTTATTAAATCTAAATCTAAATCTAAATCATCTAATGTTATGATTTCTAATTCTTTTTCACTTGAATTTTCGCATGTATCTTCACGCGTATCTTCAATAATATCAGTTATATCATCCAATAATAAGGTTTCTTGTGTATCATCTTCAACATTTAATTTTTTTTTATAATTACGTGTATCACTATTAAAATCATCCATATCAATATACTCTAATTCATACAAAACCTTATCATTTTTTCGAAAAAACAATGAATCATTTAAATATTCTATATCATCGACAATATTAATTCTAAAATCACTTTTTTTTGCTAAAAAAGAACCATAAAAATCCATTCCATTAACAAAGCCGTGGTCGTGTAATAATTTACTTGATAAATATGTAAAAAAACTATCAATATATGCTGTATTGTTATAAGTATTTGATTTAGGATGGCAACTATTATTCGATTCAAATAATGGTAGTTTTAATAAAGATTCATCTTTCATATCATATTTACCAAGTAAATATTTAATAGGATCTATCAATGGACTAAACTTTAAATATGTTTTTCGTTTTTCTTTAATATCTTTAATATCTTTGTTTGTTACTTTACAATCAAATATATTGTTTGTTTCTTGTGATGAAATACTTTGTAATATCCAATTGTGATTCAAAATAATATTATTATTATTTGTTTTAGAAAGTTCAAAAAAATTATTATATAATGGATTATAATTTTGTGGTTCTAAAATTCCAAAAGTAGAATTATTATCTTCTAAACTTTTAAAAAGTTTATGATTATCTTCCTTTATATAAGTAAAATCAAATTTTTTACTACCAACTTCCATTATTATTTGTATTATATATAAAATATTACTTTTTTAACTAATTAAATTATTATATATATATTTTGTTATCATTGTTTTATTTATGCGTCTTATATAATTCTTTATTTTCTAATACAAATTAATGACATTAGAACTAAAAAAATTTGATATGCGAAATATAAGTTTTAGACCAGATGAAAATAAAGGGCCTGTAGTCGTTTTAATCGGAAGGCGTGATACTGGTAAGAGTTATTTAGTAAGAGATTTACTATTTTATCATCAAGATATTCCTATTGGAACTGTTATTTCTGGAACTGAAGCAGGAAATGGGTTTTATAGTTCTCATGTTCCAAAGTTATTTATTCACGAAGAATACAATACATCTATTATTGAAAATATTCTTAAGCGACAAAAAACTGTTTTAAAACAGGTAAAAAAAGAATTAGAACAATTTCGACGCTCAACAATTGACCCTCGCGCATTTGTTATTTTAGATGATTGTTTATATGATGCTACATGGACTAGAGATAAAATGATGCGTCTTTTATTTATGAATGGACGTCACTGGAAAATTATGTTAATTATTACAATGCAATACCCGCTAGGTATTCCTCCAAATTTACGTACAAATATTGATTATGTATTTATTTTACGTGAACCTTATATTGCGAATCGTAAGCGTATTTGGGAAAATTATGCTGGTATGTTTCCTACATTCGAATCATTCTGTCAAGTCATGGACCAATGTACTGAAAACTTTGAATGTTTAGTGATTAATAATAACTCAAAATCAAATAAATTACACGACCAAATATTTTGGTATAAAGCTGAACATCATGCGGATTTTAAATTAGGTTCAAAAGAATTTTGGGATTTATCTAAGGATTTAAATTCGGATGATGAAGATACTGCCTATGACCCTAATAGTTCTAAAAAACGTGGACAGGGACCAAAAATCAGTGTTAAAAAAACATCTAAGTGGTAAAATCTGATTCGAATCGAATCGAAAGTATTTAAAATTTTACTAATAATTACAAAAAAATTGAAAACTTTTTGTAATTATTACAAAGAGTAACCCTTCGTAGTTGATTTATATATCACTACCTGTCCAAAGAGACATATTTGAATTGAATTACCGATAACTGCCACTATGCAGAACCAGAACCAGAACCAGAACCAGAACCAGAACCAGAACCAGAACCAGAACCAGAACATAGCCGCCGCCGAAGAGCAAGTAAATTTCAGTGATACTTGCGTCGCATCTTATATGAATAGATGCAGTAATGATTTACAAGTGTATGACATCGTTTACCATTGCCGTCCTCGCGAAAAAGACCTAGCGCGAGGGCATGGTCCGTACGACGATACACTCCAAGTAGGTATTTGTAGTTACCATCACAACAAAATTCTTGCCAACGTTCCAGAAGATGAAGAACGTCGATTGCCTGATATTTATGGTTGGGATGAAAGCGATGCGTTGTCCGGCCTTACGCATGAGTTGCGTCATGAACCGGACTATTGTCGATGTGAAAGTTTCGGTAACAATGAACTTCACGAAGCAATCATCGCACACATCCGAGGAGGGTTTGACATAGATACTGACTATGATTGCGCAGAGTGCGAACATAACCATCCTTCTTGGCGCGATGAACATGAAGTGTTCTTTGGTGCTTTAAAGCCACGCGATGAAATCGAGCGCATGATTGAAAACCGACCCAACATGCTTTTAGAGCAAAATCAATTTGGGAAAACGCCGTACCAGATTATTCCCGAATTGATTAAAACTCTTGAAGAATCGCGAAATGGGGAGTATGTGAAATATCACGAACAGGGGAAGGCTGGCGCGAATGCTCAATTATTGCGTGGTATTAGGACAATGATAAAGCAAAATGGGGGAGGAGATGGAGAAGCAGACGAAGCAGACGAAGCAGACTTGATGGGAGGAGAGGAAGAGAATTATTAGAATAGAGGCGAGGGGAAACCCTTATTGAAAGGGTAAATAAATTATATGAAAAAAGGAAGAAGAAGAGAAAAAAGAGAAAAAAAGACCTGGTAAGTGTCTTTTTTAATTTTTTTTTGTGATTTTTTATAAAATTTTTTTGTGATTTTTATAATTTTATTTTGAGATTTAATTTATATATATTTCAAACTTTTACTTTATACCATTCGGGCTTTTCGCGTAATTTTTTCCAAGT